TATGAATGCTATGAATGAAAAAGAGTTAGGTAGCATAGAGAAAAATACAACTGTTGATTTTGGATTTTTTGGTAAAAAAGAAGAAGATGAAAGTGAGAGTGCATAACAATGAGAGTAGATTTATCTAACATCATTTGTGATGCCTTTCAAGACATTGTTACTGATATAGTTCAACATAGAGTAGGTAGACTTATATTAAAAGGTGGAAGGGCATCAACAAAGTCACAGACGGCTGCTGAGAGTATTATAATGGGTTGTATGGTCAATAAGCAATCAGCAGTAGCATTGGTTAAGTATGGTAATAAGATTAAGGATAGATTAGTAGACACATTTACATCAAGTATTAAGTATTTAGGAGTAGAGAAGTATTGGAAGTTAAGAAAGTCTCCTTATGAATACGTATTACTTGATGCTTTTGGTCATGAGACAGACATTAGTATTAAGTTTACAGGTTGTGATAATGCAGAGACACTGAAATCATTTCGTAGCAGGGGTCAAGGCGGTTTTGGCTATGTTTGGTTTGAAGAGGTAACAAACTTCTACAGTTTAAAAGAAGTAAATAATATTGTTCAGACCATGAGTAGAGGACAGAACAGCCTTGTTATAATGAGTTATAATCCTCCACAAAGTACTAGTAACTGGGTAAATAAAGAATATGATGCTCCTTGTGGGACTGTATTAGGATATAATACTAACAGCTATATAGAAACAGTCAATTTTGTAATAGGTCAAACAGAATATACAGTTAAACAAAAGGTTCATCATAGTACATATTTAGATGTAATAAAAGCCGGTCATAGTGATTGGTTAGGTTTAAATTGGATTGCTCAAGCAGAGTCTGCCAAAGAGAACAACAATTTATATTATAGATGGGCATACCTTGGTGAGGTTGTAGGCACTGAGGCAAATGTATTTAGCAATATAAATGATTGGACATATATTGAGAATCCTGCATTAGGCTGGACATACAATGGAGCAGACATGAGTAATGGTGGGAAAGACCCATACCATTATGGAAAGTGGTTGTTTGATAAGCAGAATAATGATTTGTATTGTTTAGACGAATTGAGGTTAGCCGGTTCAAGTAAAGTAACAGACTTTGCATCAGAAATAAAGAGACATGGTATTGGTGGTAATACACTTTATATGGATAGTGCAGTGCCAACATTTATTAGACAGATGCAGTCAGCAGGATTAGCTGCTTTTGGTTCTAAAAAACATGGTGACAATGGTAGGATAGCAGGTATACAATGGTTGAGAAGTATGAACCATATATATATTGATAAAGTTAAATGTCCATCAACTTATAAAGAATTTAAAGAATATGAATATATAATTAATAAGAATGATGAAATAACTAATGACCCTCAACATGATAATGACCATAGTATTGACACATGTCGTTACGCATTGTCAACAGAGATAAGAGACATTAGTAATATGTAGTATACGGAGGTAATAATAATGCTAAACATGCAACAGATTGCAGATGCAATAAACAAGCTAGGTATTAAAACTTACAGTTTTGATTATGGAGTTTATAGTAAGTATATAGACCTATGGTATAGTTGGTATAGAGGTAGATGTAGTTCATTTCATACATATCAAGAATATAATGGAGTTAAAACGAATACACGAGAAAAAGAGAAACTCTATATGGCAAAAACAGTGTGTGAAGACCATGCATCATTAACTGTTAATGACAACTTGTCAGTTAAGATTGATGATACACCAGAGTCAGAGTTTATACTGGGTCATGATGAGATGACAGGTATATTAGGTCAGAACGATTTCTGGTCTCAACTTGAAATGTTTTATGAACTAACATGTGCATTAGGTACAGGTGCTTATGAGGTTGTGGTAGAGGACATAGAACTTGTAAACAACTTTGTTAATAAAGCAGGTAAGATTAAATTAGTGCATCATAACGCAATGGAAATACTTCCAATTAGTTGGGACACAAATGGAAGGATCAGTGAAATTGCTTTTGTAGACCAATTTAAAATTAAGGATAAAGAATTTATAGACTTACGTATACATGTATTAGAAGATGGTGAATATGTAATTATAAATAAAAGAGCAGAGGTATTTAATAATACAATAAGTTATATAAGTTTTAATGATAACACAGTTGAGAAGTTCTATACACATAGTAATATACCATGGTTCTCAGTATTAAAATTACCTGTAATAAATAATTTTGATATTAAGAGTCCTATGGGCGTTAGCGTGTATGGTAATGCAATTTCAGTATTAGAGAATGTAGATGAGGCATTCAACTCTTTGTGTGTAGAGTTTAGACATAGTTCAAAGAAAGTATATTACCATAAGAGTTTATTACAGAAAGACACTAAGACTGGTCAGGTAATATTTCCAGAAGTATTAAATAAAACAGACTTCTATTTTGTTGGTAATGAGAACATGCCATCAGAGGGCGAGCTTCCTATTAAAGAACAGAATCCTGATATTAGGATTGATGCAATTACTTCTGGACTACAGAGTAGTTTAAACTACCTAAGTGTTAAATGTGGGTTAGGCAGTAACTTTTACAAGTTTACAGAGGGTAGTGTAGTAAAGACAGCTACAGAAGTCATTAGTGAAAATTCAGACACATATAGGAATATTAAACACTATCAAGTAGCAGTTCAAAAGTTTTTAATTGATTTGATTAAAAGTGTTTTATATGTTTCTAATGTCATTAATGGTACTAGTTATAATGTAGATACAAACATTCATGTTATATTTGATGCAAGTATAATAGAAGATAAAAACAGTATAAGAACACAAGACCTTAAAGAAGTTGAACTTGGCATAATGAGTATAGACGAATACAGAGAGAAATGGTACGGCGTGAATAGACGTGACACACTTAACGAATAAGTTGTGTAATAAGATATGTATTGTTTTTAGTAATAATTCGTTTTATATTATAGTAAAGATAAATATTTCGTCTAGTATACGGACGATTAAATAGTATACACTGTATTTGAGAGAGAACTCATTTAAACACACAGTAGATGGAGAGAAGATGGCATATTTAGAAAAGATTGAAAAGCTATTAAAAGATTACCCTGATGCATTTAATGTATTAAAAGAGGCAGATTCAAAAGGTGATACGAAGTTTGCAGACCTTGCTGATGGTCAGTATGTTGGTATTCAAAAGTATAATAACCTTGAAAATAAGTATAATACACTTAATACTGACTACAATACATTGAATGAGAACCTTACAACTGAGAAACAGACATCAACAAACTTGCAACAGCAGATTGACACATTGAAAGATACAAGTACAAAAAATGCTGAGGCAGAGAAAAATAAGGTAACAGCAATAATTAAAGATTTAAATATTGCGAGAGCAATTGATGCTCTTGGAATTAAAGATGAACTAACATCTGTTGGATTAAAGAGTATGATAAACAAAGATTCTTTGACAATTGATGATAATTATGTTGTTACTGGATTGGATGAGCAGATTTCAGGTTTAAAAGATAAATATAAGGATAGTTTTAATAGACAGGTCATTTCTACAGGTTCATCAGTTCCTCAAAGTAATAAAACAGGTCAAATAAAACAATATACAATGGCTGAGTTAGATAACATGTCAATAGAAGAGATGGTACAGAACATTGACGCTGTGAATGCATCAATAAGTAAACAATAAGAAAGGAAGATAATATCATGGCAGTAGAGAATTTTAAGGCAACAGTATGGGTTGCTAATTTACTTGTAGCTTTAAGAAAACAGCTTGTTTCAGAGGCTGGTGTAAACCACAATTATGAGGGTGAAGTCCTTGAGGGTGGTAGTGTTAAGATTAATAAGATTGCAGAGGTAACACTAAAGGATTATAATGGTAATGCGATTGAGTATGATGATGTAGACACAACTGTTCAGACTCTTTCAATTGACCATGTTAAGTATTTTGGTGTTAAGCTTGACGACGTTGATGGTGCGCAGGTAAAAGATAAGGGTGAATTGATGACAAAGGCAATGGAGTCTGCTGCTTATCAGATTGCTAATGATCGTGATCAGGAGAACTTCAAGGCAATGGCTGAGCAGGGTACTCTTACTTTTGAAGCAACAGTTAGTGATGCGGCTTCAGCGAAAAAGCTTGTGCTTGACGCAAAGACAAAGGCTGATGCAGCTAATGTTCCTAAGGACGGAAGAGTATTATTTGCTCCTCCTCAGTTAGAGAACATGTTGCTCGCTGATCAGACTATTAGTTTAGCAACTCCGACTACTGATGATGCTCTTAAGGCTGGCTACATTGGTAAGCTATATGGTATTGAGATTTATAGTACTAATAACCTTCCAGAAGGTAAAGTAGTACTTACACATCCTGCATTTACAACTGAGGCTACTCAGATTTCTAAGGTTGAGGCTCTTAGAAGTGAGAACAGCTTTAAGGACCTTGTGAGAGGTCTTGATATGTCTGGTCGTAAGGTAATTATGCCAGAAGGCGTTGTAGTTGCAACAGTGTCTTTTCAGTAAGCCCGAAGACATATAAAGTGGAGGTTATAGACAGCATAGATGATAGTGTCATAACCTCCACTGATGTTGAAGAGGGCAGTAGTGTTAGTGACTGGTTACAGAGTGTAGAAGTAAATCAACATGAAGGGTATAATTTCAACAAATTTAGTTATGATGAAAGTATAGACTTAGACAATGTTACAGAAGATATTACCATAACTGCAGAGTATGAGGCAATAGTATTAAATGTAAAACTCATTGATGGTTTTGATGGATCTGAAATAGATACATTTGAACCTAAATATGGAAGTAATATGTATTATGTATTAAAATACAACACAGAATATCCAATACATGAAGGCTACATAATTGATACAGACAGTTGGCTTGAACCTATATATGATAAAATAAGTAATATTAAAGAAGACATAACTATAACAGTAACATACAAAGAAGTGTCAGACAATGATATAAGAGTAGAATCATACTTAAATACAGTTGATGAGAATGGACTAGCTATACCTGAAGATGAACAGACTATAGTAGTAAGTAAAAGAGTATATGAGGATACGTCAGATGATGTAACAAAAGTAAGCATAATATTTAGTAAAGAAATACCAACTGAATTATATGAGTCATACACTGTTACAAAATCTAAGCTTACAACAAATGAATTAACTAATATTGAGATAAGTGGAAATACAATATCATTCTATGATAGTGATATAAATGACAATAATACAACTATTGCAGTATATAACATAGGACTATACAAAGACTACAATGTCTCAATATGTAAAGACCTTGTTGATGCTGGCATATACCCAATTCAAATTAAATACACATTTAATGTAGGTAATGAACTTATATTACCTATAAAATTTATTGATTACAGCGAATCAGTAATTTGGGGTGACTACACAGTAGACAGTTCAGACACATCAGGCGAAGAAGTAGCATCATAAAGGAGGGCAGTGAATAATGGTTAGTCATAGTATAAAAGATTTTACAGTCATAGATGATGACTTTGCAATAGAGAATGATTGGCACTGCCTTAAAGGTAAGTATACCTCAGAGCAATCTGAGGTATATGACATGAATGTCAAGAAGATGACAAATCCAAAGTATGTAATAGACATCTGGTATAAGTTAATAGGCGCAACAAAGATGTTCAGGGATGGTGAACAAACTACATCATTATTTAGTTATGACAACAGTAGCAGTGAATATAATGGAATAACAGACATTAATAATTTAAATAAAAAAGTAGGCGGCTATCCAGAACATATTTTTAATACACTTGTATGGGCTGATGATTTGTCATATATTATAGATTATGGTGATACTATACCTCGTATAATAGATATAGGTACAGAAAAAGAAATAGATGATGCACATAGTTATTTAAAGTTACCATCAAAAGAAGAGTTAGGATACAATTCTAGAATTCCATTA